CCCGCCGCCGGGCTTACGAAACGAACCCCGCCGCCGTCCGGCATGACGGCAACGCCCGCGTCGATCAGCGCCGCAAGCGTGTTCCGCTGTGGGTATGTACCGGCAAGCCTGCGCCCGCTGTACCCCGCTAAATGCTGGTACTTGTCCGAATCGGTCAAAATCTGAACGTCAACCCGGCATTGATAGATCATGTTTTCCATTTGCGCGCTCAATCTTTTATAGAAATGAACCGCCTTTTTTATGGAAACATAGTCCGCGGGCGCGCGGGAATGCGTCACGTCAAGAACCACCCTGAACCTGTGATGTTCTCCCCCGTAGTCGAACCACTCTTCAATTTCGCTTTCCGGGTACACGCTCCCCAGCGCGGTCTTTACTGCATACAGCGTCCCCAGCCGCTTATGGACCCGCACGCTGTCTTTGATAACTGCCCGCTTTGCCGCAATCGGGTGTGTGTAGTCGTACCAGTCAACGTGCAAGTCGTAGGCCAAAATATCAAGGGTCTGTTCGTCCAGTTCGTCAATCCGGGCGTAAATGATATTTTGCCGGATTTGCCGGGCGGTGATCTGTAATTGCTCCGCAATGACCCGGCCCAGCGCGTTCATTTCCGGGTCATTTTTCAACGGCGGCGGAAGCGAACGGGTGAAATCAACGGAATAAATGTCGTTATCATTCATTTTCAATTCCCCCGTTCAAAACCGCTATTTCCTCAACCTGTGCAACGGCTGATTCCTCCACCACGGTAAACACGGGGGAACGCACGTCAACCCGCTTTGCCCCCGCCGCCATGACCAGCGAAATCAAATGCGACGGGTTAATATCCCGCCCCATTCGTTCCATTTGCCACCGCTTGTATTTTTCAACTGCGCTTTCAACGTCCTGTGAAATTTTCGCCGCGCCGGACGCGTTCGGTTTTGGAATGTAATAGGTCAAGTCAATATCGAACGGGACGATTTCGGGCGCACCGACACGCACAAGGTCCGTCAACGGTCGCACCCGCTCCGCGGTCAGGGTTTCAAGAACCCGGTTCAAATCCTCTTGCGTCGGCAATTCTCCGCCCTGCATAAGAATTCGTATATCGACAACGCCGGGTTCCTCTTCCGGCCCGATTGCTTTTGCGTCCGCAATCGCCGCCGACGCTGTTTTTGCGTAATACTCATACGCTCCCAGCGGCCCGGCGGTCGAAAATGTTTCCATGCTCTCCCGCATTCGCTCATAAAAGGCCGCGTCGCTCTCCCTGTCGGCTCCGCCCGCGCTCTCGGTGATATTCTCCACCCGCTCGAAATACGGGAAAATGTCAACCAGCTTTGAAATCTGCCCCGGAACAAATCCGTTTCCGATCTCTCCGACGGTCAGGCATTCCGCCGCAATGTCGCCGGTCAGTTCTCCCGCTGGAATCGTCAGCACGTCCAGCGTGGAAAAAATGATTTCTTCCCCCGCTGTCACGCGGGTTCCCGCCGGAATGATGGTTGCCGCGTCCAGCTTCATTGACAGGGTAAACCGAATCGTTGTGCGCGCCGCTTCCGGCTCCAGCCGGTATGTATCTTTGAAGATTTCGGCTAACGAATCCAAATATTCCCCCTCTGCATATCGGGGCAAATTCTGTTTTGCCGAAAAGTCGATGTTCACCCGCTCTTGAATGATAATGTCGGCAATCCACAAGAGAAAAAGCCGCGTCGGGTCCGCCGGGTATAGGGTCCGCCCGGTGAACCGCTCATAAGAGCGAATCAAGGCGTTTACAAGCGTTTCTGTGTCTGTATCTACAAAGGAAATATTCGGGTAGCCCCTAACGTTCTCCGTCAATTATGTTCACCTCCGCAATCGGAATCATTGCGCCCGGCCTGTCGCCCATGACGAACGACACGTTTTCAACCTCTGCCCGTGGTTCGTATTCCTCTATCGCGTCTAAAACCTCTGAAATCAGGATAGGCTGGGCCGTCTGAATCGGTTTGTCAATAAACCTTTGCGCCATCCCAAAGCCCCGGTCAAGAGGAACAGAAAATTTCGGCGTTGACAAGATCATTGCGACGTTTTGCAAAACCTCTTCAACCCTCGTTTTTGGTGCAAGGTTTATTTTTTTCAGGCTGAACGCTTTTACTACATAGGCCATATACCGCCGCACCCCCTATCGCGCCGAATAAGAATTCATCGTGACATTGACTTTCGCCACCAGCAGATTCCCCCGGTTGTCGTACCGTTCAAGAGAATTTGAAACTTTCGTAATGACCCACCGCCCGGTTCCGTATGCTTTCGGCCCAATTACAAGGCGGTGTACCTCACCCCGCCGCATTGCTTTAAGCAGTTTTGAAACCTCCGCAATCGGGTTCACCCCCAAAAAGGCGGAAAAAAACATTGAAAAGCTCATGCTTTCAACGTCCGTTCCCGTAAATTCTAAAAGCGGTTCTTTCAAATGCCGGTCGTGCGTGGAATATTTCACCCCGCTTTCCCATTTCAGGCCGTCAAAGGTTTTCACCGTCTGCCGCGAAACGGCAAAGGTGATATTTCCCCAGCTTCCTACAATCGCCATTCGATCAAATCCCCCCTAATATGAACCCGTCGCCGTCGTCCCGCGGAATATAAAGGCAAAGGACGAATTGCCCCTTGTACGGAATCCACGGATAAACTTTTACAACCTGTTTGTGATATTTCGTTTCGTCCGTCCCGTGCAACGGGCATTTATAGTCAATGCTTTTGTCTACCGTGATAACGTCCGGGGCGGCGGGGGCGGCTTTCACATAGCTTTCGCCCAGCCCCAAAGATCGGTCAGCGGAAGAGTATTGCGCGTCATAGTTCCACTTTGCACCGTCCGCCCACTCTTCTATGGTAATGACCGGCTGATTCGCAAGTATCTTCAAATCCCCGGAAACAACGGTTTCCCCTTTGTCTTGAAAGATAACGCGGGCGGTCCTTTCCTCCACATCGACGGAAGAAACCCAGCCCGTCCGCACGATATTTTTTAAGACGTTCAAATTCAGTTCGTCCATTAGTAGCCCTCCAGCACCCGCCGCAAGGTAATGTCGGTTTTGTAGCCGCCGCTTTTTGAAATTGCGTGCGTCGCGGTTTCTATGATGTACTTTCCGTCAAATGCTCCATAGCCGGAAACCTCCACCGTTACCCCGGCAACCAGCCGCGGGTCCCCGGACAAACTGAACGACGCTTTATATTCCGATTTGTTTTTTTGCCGTAGCCGCTTCATAGCAAGCTGGCGGGCCTCTTCACGGGTCGAAACCTTTTCGTTGACCTCCAGCACCTGTCCGCTTTTGTCAGCGCCCCGCGGGGTATAGGTGTATTCAATCGTCGTTTGTGATTTCGGGTCCGTGTAAGACACATGACAGCTACTAAAAGCCGCGTCGTGTAGGCTGGTTG